TTATTTGCGTTCATTAAAAAATGTTATATTCAATTCCTGAAACCAATTATATAATATTTCATACGTCCTTGTTTTACCATAGTGTAAGTATTTCATACCAGCTGGTTCTACATCCATATTCTTGTTTACATAAACATCTTTGACAACTCTGACTATATTTATATCACTCATTTTTAGATGCTTTTCAATAGCAATAATCCATGTTTGATAGATTTTAAGCAAAGTATCCTGTTCTTCCAATTCAAGCCGTTTCAACGCTTCTGGTGTCCTTTTCTTATTTGTTTTAAAACCATGATTAATATCAGTTTCAAAATATGGATGAAATAACTCCTCTTTGCGGTCAATAATCATCTGTTCTAAACAAGAATATTTAGGATTGGAAGTACTACGCTTAAAATATCTTTTTAAGTATTGGAGTTCTGTATTAAATTCAATTTTAAAACTACTTTTTTTCATGTTCTTTAAAATACTGTTTTCTTGGGGTCATTTCAAATGAGGTCATCAACTTCAATTGGATAATGTAATTCCTGTGTTTTATCTAAATAACTGTTAACTTTCTCAGTAACATAATCACTATATTTTTTATCTTCTAACTGTCTTTTCCCTACTTTATCGTAATAACTCATTTCAGACATTATAACACTTGTTTCATCAATCTTATTATAAGCATAATAATCTTTATATTGTTCAACTGTCATATTTAACTTTTCCGCTTCTTTCTTCAAGTATTTATTAAACAAATACCCCTCAAAATAGCCAAAACCTTTTTTGGTTTTAAATTCATCTAAAAGTCTGCCACGTTCTGAATTATATAAAAGTGGAAAAGGCTCATTTTTAGCACGTTCTTCATTGGTTAAAGGCAAAGTTAAATAATTCTCTTTATTTGAGATTTTAATAACATTGCGATAAGGAAGTGTATCCAAGACAAAAACGCCATCCGCTTTTGAGGCTTCTGATAATTCTTCCATTTTTTGAATTACATTCACTATTTCGCTAAGTTTTTGTTTATAGCATCCAACAAGCGCTTCATTCAATTCTTTTGTAAAAGTGAGTGCTGGCTCAATAAAGATTTCAATATTTTTCTTTTGTTTAACCGCAATTTCTTTAAAATCTGGTTCATAAGATACTTTTAACTTATTCTCTGTTTCTTTTTTAGTCTTATTTGAGAAAAAAGCTTCATTTCTGATTTTTTCTAGCCTAATATTAAATTGTTTTTCTAGTTTTTTATGCTCCTTAATTAGGTCAAGAAAATTGTTGTAAGCGTTGATTTCTTTAGTCTTTAATTGTGAAACAATTAAAGGAAAAGCGCCAACCAGATAATATTTATAACCACTATCCTTTAAAACTTTATATTCATCTTTTAACCTAAATAAAATTTGTTTTGCTTTTTCTAAATCCATTGTCGTATTACTATCTTTTTTAGCTGTTTTTAAATCTGTGAAAAATTCCATAAAAATAGTCTCCTAACTTTATTTTTTAATAAACTTTGTAAATGGTGACGGCTTAGGGCAATATTTTGCAAACGGTGAGACAATTGTACTAATGTTATTTTTTTCTTCCAAAGAGTTATAAAAAGCGTCAATCTCTTTTTGTGAAACAACATAGCCATTATTTGCCACTAATTGCACTGACTCATCAAAAAGGATTTCATCAATAAAGCCTTTTTCTTTGGCCGTTTGAGCATTAAACCACGTTTCAGCATCCATCATTTTACGGATTTTTTTCATAGGCAAGCCCGTTTTTTGAGAATAGATAAACGCTAAACCGTCACTTGTCCCCTCAAGTACCGTTTTTTCGTGTTCCATATCTCTATAATCGCCTTTTTTCGTTGAACTAACATTGTGTATCATAATTTGAGCACCTGGAGAAGCCTTTACAACATCACCACCCAATAAAATAATACTTGCAGCACTTGCAGCGAGCCCTGTAACTATCGTCTCAACATATCCATTATAATTTTTTAAAGCGGTAAAAATTTCATGCCCAGAAAACACCAAGCCACCGCCTGAATTTATCAAAACTCTAACGTCATCTCCACCCGCTTTTTTTAACTGTTCAATAACCAATCTTGGACAAATTGCATCTATCCCTTTATAGTCATAGTATTTTTGTTGATTATTGCTAATAATAACACCGTTTATTGTGATTTCTTTCATTATTCTACCTCATAAACAATAAAAGCAATTGGATAGGCTACTCCCTTTTTCAAAACAGTTTGGCACTGGATACTATCAACTTTTTTGTCTTTGGTAAAGTCGTTTACCAAGTCATCAAATACCACTCCCTCAACATCATTAAAAATAGTTTTAAGTTTTTTCATTTTTTCTCCTTTCTCTAACTCAAACAAAAAAGAGGGATACAACTATTCTGAAAATAGCTGTATCCCTCTTTATGGTATTTGAGTAGACACTCTAAAATTTTTTATTTTCTTGTTTTTCAACGCTTGAAATTATTCCGTTATGATATTTTATAATCAACGTTCCAAATTCAGGCGCCTCTATATCTAGTATTATACCATTTTTCGAAAGAATAACAAAATTGTTATTCAATTTCTCAAGGATTTCTTTGTATTGTTCCATTGTTTCCTCCTCATTTTACAAATGTACGACAAATGTACACCTGTTATTTTGAAACACCAATATTTCTCAACGTTGAGAAATTTGATAATCACTACTGAGTTTCCAAATATTGCAACGTTGCAATATTTAGGACGCCTTGAATTGGGGCATCCTAAAAAAGCAATGTAACGCCTCTTCAAAATGGCGCCCTCTCTATTTTTAGTGAAAAAATTTGCTAAAGATATTCCAAATAGTGCAACGTTGCACCATTTAGGCACATCAGCTCTCTACCTAATCGTTACTAAAAAACTCTTACTAAATGCCTACTTTTCTTACTAATAACTTTTTTTCTTACCTGTCTAATACCTTATGTACCAAGCTTTTTAGTACTATAGGTAAGAAAAAAATTGAAAAAAGTCTCATTTCAAACTTCGGATACTATAGCGCTTATCTTTGATACCAAACACTTTAAAAGTGTTATCCTCTAAACCTTTCAAAATACGGCTTGCATTGCGTTCATTGTAGACTTTCTTTAACTCTGACCCACTTAGATTAGTATTGATAATCGTGTTTTCTCGGTTATTCAGAATATCGAATAAGAAGTCTTGTTCCCAATCGCTTTTAGGGTTTAGTGTTGCATTCTTCGCCCCAAGGTCATCAAGAATAAGGTAGTCAGCTTCAGTCAATAGCTTAACCGCTTCTGCTTCTGTTAGTTTGGCACCTCTGCCATAATTCCACCCCTCTTTGATTTCCTTAATGATTTCTGTAAGGCTGATAAATAACACGCTCTTAGGCTCATTCTTAGCCCTGTATCCCTCGTTTATCGCTTTGGCAATAGAAATACTTAGGTGACTCTTTCCAATACCTGTACCGCCCGTTATAAGCGTATTTCCTACCATGCCATTTAGATATTTGTCCGCTTGCTGTTTAGCAAAGGCTAAAAGCTGACGCTCTTCTGGTGTATTTGCTATAAAAGTGTCAAAGGTAGCCGTTTTAAGCTCTTTAGGGATTGTACTATCACGCTCCAAGACGTTGTAAGTATTTGCGTATAATTCTTTATTTTTAAGTTTTTCAAGTTCACTTTGGCTCTTTTGAGCTATTCCCTCTTTAGCGCATTCTGGGCAATAAGGAGCGGGTTTTCTTGGTTTGTCTTCGCCTGCTATTACAACAGTCCTGTTAAGTTGTTGTAAATGTACGTTATGGACGGGACAAACCTCATCAAGTTCTATAATATGTTTCAAGTTCTCAAATGGGTTCTTTTCCATGTTTTTACCTCACTTTCTAAAATGGCAAATCGTCTGGGATAGTGCTTTCTATATCACTTTTAGCAGGTTGTCTCTTAGACTCTTGGAATTTCCTATCCTCTTCTTCAGCTTGTACAAGCGTTGTAATGCCGTTTTGTCTCCAATTTCTTAGAATAGAATTCACATAACCAAAGGAGCGCTTAGCATTGTTAGAAGCTTTATCAATGGCACGCTTTAATAACGCTGGTTCAAAGTTATCTAGTTTGATATAATCCGCTAACTGTTCAGCTTGATTAGGGGATAAGACACCAATTTCTTGTTGGTAGTAAGAATAAATTTCAGAAAAATCAGCAGAAGCATTATTCTTATTCTGATTCTTACTCTTATTCTTATTCTTACTCTTATTATTACTCTTATTATTACTCTTATGTTCTATCTCTTTCTCTATATCTATCTCTGTCTTACAAGTAGTTAACGGTTCGTTTACAACGTTATCCTTTTGGCTTACATTGTAAGAATTATCAATTTTTAATTTTTGACGTTTCCTGTATTCCCGCATATACTGCGCTTGATTTGTCTCTTGTTCTAACATTGCTTTAGCTTGCAATAGTTCAGCATTTCCCTCGGTATCAATTTGAATGAGCCCACACTTGGTAAAATATGCCATAGTCATATTTATATCATCTTCTGATACGTCTAATTTGATAGCTAATTCTTCTACCAAACTTTCAAGAAAACCGTCATAGTATAAAATACAGTCACTTTCCAAGCTTTCTAGCATTAGACGGATATAAATAACAGTCATAGCATACCCGCCATTCATGTTTTTTAATCGCTTGATAAAAACATTGTCAAAAAACTTTTTATCAACTTTCAACCAAAAATAAACTTTTGTCTTTGCCAATTATTGCTCCTTTCTAGCGTACTAGCGTACAGTTAAAAAATTAATCACGTCTGACACTCTAAAATATTGTTTCTTGCTACTCTCAAAAGGCGGTTGATAGACTTTAAGCCCCTTTTTAACCCAACTAGTGAGTGTAGCGCCTGTTATATCTAGTTCCTCTTTCAGCTCTTTAGAACTTATTAAGCCTGTTTGTTTCTGTAGCCGTTTTTCTAGCTCTAACTTCTTATCAGTTACTACGTCTATACGGTCTAATAAGCCCTGCTCAAACTCGGGTGAAAATGTTCCCATATCATACCTCCATTTTTTGAATTTGTCTGATAAGCCATTTAACACGCTCACGCCCATTTAACATTGCTAAATAGTTTCTTATCTTTCATTGCCTATACGTCCTTAGTTGTAACGCTTGCCATATAGTTGAATATAAGCCCCGTATCGCTCTTTAACATGATTATCGGGTATTTTATCATTCTCTTCTTTAACGTCCTCTACGGGTTTAATATAGGCTAATAAAAGCAACAATAAAATTAATACCACCATAAGTGCTAATTGCCCCCAATCTTAGAAAAAAATTGCTTCAACCATTTCACACGCTGTTTATTATCCATTGCCATAAACATATCTTTTTCTTCCTCGCTTAATTGTTGAAAAATCAGCTCTGATATTTTTTCTAGTTTTTTTCTTGTCATGTTATACCCCTCTAGTTATAATAACGTCCCTGTGATTGAATATAAGCCCCGTATCGCTCTTTTATATGATTGTCGTGTATTTTATCATTTTCTTCTTTAACATCCTCTACGGGCTTAATATGGGCTAATAAGAACAATAATAAAATTAATACCACCATAAGCACCAATTGCCCCCAAATGGGTAAATTGATTTCTTGATAAATCATGCTAATGCTCCTTTTTATTTTTTTGAAGTTTTAAGAGTTCCTACTCTCTGTATGGACACAAATGCCCAAATTTGTTATAATTCAAGCATAAAAAACATTACTAAAACCCTTTTAATAATAGCTTGCCTGCTTTATTAATATGTTTTAGTTTTATTCCTAAAAGGCTTGTAAGTTTGCTGACTGCTAAGCCTTTTTTTGTTATGAAGTACCGTTTTGGTACCTCAGCTTTGAGGGGGTCACGTTTATTGACTCCCTTTTTTAGTAGTCTTCTACTAGCCAATTCATGACACTTTCATAGATACGTTTTGGAGCGTCATAATTACCAGCTTCAATAAGTTTTAGTGTTCGTGGGGTAACATTTAACTTTTTAGCTGTAGCACCTTTAGTTAAATCTAAACGCCCACGTTTAACACGGACTTTTTCAGCATGTTCTACTGTAATAAGCATATTTTCTCCTTTCTCGCCATAAATGGCGGTTTCTTATTTTGCTCTTTTATTATATATTCCGTTTTTGGCATTGTCAAGCAAAAAATTATTTTCTTTTCTCCGTTTTTGGCATTTTATGTTATAATCTTACTCAAAAGGAGTATATATGAACAGACTAAAAGAATTAAGAAAAGAAAAAAAGCTAACTCAAAAAGAATTAGCTGAAGAAACAGATATTCCATATCGAACTTTACAACGTTGGGAAAACGGAGAAACAGATATAAAATCTGACAAAGCTGAATTGCTAGCTGATTATTTCGGTGTTAGCATTCCTTATTTGTTAGGGTATGAAGTCATTGACTTAATAGATACTACGTATCTTGAAGAGTATGTTTTTTTTGACGGGGATTATAGCAACCCAGATAAAACAAAAAAGCAATACTTTGAAGAGATTTCAGAAAAAATAAAAATATATAAAAAAGTCCTCAACACTCTCGGTGGGCGATACGATAAAGATAAAGTTGTTGATGTCTTAGAATTACTGGAAAAAAATAATGAAGATGACTTAGACGATATTTACTGTATATTACAAGATAAGCTAGAACTTGCTCTTTTTAGGTATATAGCACAATATCAATTATTGATGTCTGATTTTTATCACCTAGACAACAATATCAAAAAAAACCAAAAAAACGACCACTAACCCACGCGCTAACATTTACCAACAATTCATATAAACCTAGAACCCTTTTAATAATAGCTTGCCTGCTGTAGAAAGGTTTATACATGAATATCAAAGAAGTTAAAAAGAAAAATGGAACTATTGTCTATCGTGCTAACGTTTACCTTGGAACAGATAGACTAACGGGTAAACAAGCTCGTACCACTATCACTGCTAACACTAAAAAGGGTGTTAAAATCAAAATCCGTGAGGCTATAAATGAATTTGCTCGTAACGGATACACCGTTAAAAAGAAAGTAAATGTAAAAACTTATAGGGAGCTTGTTTCACTTTGGTGGGATAGTTTCAAGAATACAGTTAAACCCAATACAGAAAAAACTGTTAAAAGCTATTTAGAAGCCCACCTATTGCCCGCCTTTGGTGAATATAGACTAGATAAGCTAACAACACCAGTTATTCAAAAACAAGTGAATAAATGGGCGAACAAAGCCAATAGACAAAGTAAGAATGCTTTTGGCTCTTATCACAAATTAGTTGGGTTAAATAAGCGTATCTTAAAATATGGCGTTAGTTTGCAACTGTTAGAACATAATCCAGCACTTGACGTTATCACCCCCCGTAAAAAACAAGAAAAGAAAACTAAAATCAAGTTTTTAGACAAACAAGAATTAAAGCAATTCTTAAGCTATCTAGATACTTTAGATAAATCAGACTATAAAAATCTGTTTAATACTGTCTTATATAAACTACTTTTAGCTACGGGATTACGTATCGGGGAAGCAATGGCGCTTGAATGGTCTGACGTTGACCTTGAAAATGGGGTTATTGACGTCAACAAGACACTAAACAAAAGAATTGAAATAAATAGCCCTAAATCTATGGCAAGTTATAGACAAATTTCAATTGATAAAGCTACTATACTCATGCTTAAACAATATAAAAACCGACAACAAGTTAAAGCGTGGGAACTTGGTCGGTCTGAAAAAATTGTCTTTTCAAATTTCACTGGTAAATACTTTGACCCTAACAACATTAGAAGCCAATTGTATAAGCATTTTAAAAACGCTGGTGTCCCTAATGTACGTTTTCATGGTCTACGCCATACACACGCAACATTAATGTTAAATGCTGGTATGTCTCCAAAAGACTTACAACACCGTTTAGGTCATAGCACTATCACAATGACGCTAAACATTTATGTCCATGCAACCGAAGAGGGAGCAAAACAAGGCGGAAACATTTTTGAAATGGCTATCAATAATTTATAA